ATCGGCAATGTGAATGGTCCCATGAGCCGCAAAGACTTGTCCAGGCTGTCGCCGCACGACCTGAACCTGCTGCAGGCCGAGGCGGACAAGCTCGACAGGGCCGTGGCCGCATCCGTGGTCCAGAAGGAGCTGGACAGCCGGGGGCGAAATGGCGGGATGGGCGGATGCGGCGCGTGAGCTTGTCCTGCTGCTGAATCGTCGCACCCGCTGGGCCGAAGCCGAAATCCTGGCCGCGCCCTTGCGCCGGGTCGTCCAGTACCTGCAACTCTACCGTGAGGCCAAACGAAAATGAGCAACCTGCGCACCTCCATCACCCTGGACCTGATCGGCAACCTGGAAGCCCGGTCCAAGCGGTACGCCGCCAGCCTGTCCAGCATGGCCCGGCGCGGCAGCCGCAGCCTGAACATGCTCAAAGGCACGGCCGCCCGCGTGGGCCAGGGCTTGGACGCCCTGGGCAACCGGTATACGGCGCTGCTCTCCGGCGCGGCCGGAGCCGGTACGGTGCGCCAGGTTGTGACGCTGCAATCGCGCTTCACCCGTCTGGAAATCCAGGCGGGTGCGACCGAGGAGCGCATGGCCGCCCTGCGTGATCGCATCTACGAAGCGGCCCAGGCTCCAGATATCCGTGTGGACCCCGGAGCAATAACCTCGGCCATCGAGGCCATTGTGGAGAAGACCGGCGATCTGGACTTTGCCGAGGCCAACATCCGCAATATCGGCCTGGCCATTCAGGCCACCGGGGCTGCTGGCCGGGATATTGGCGGCATCCTGGCCGAACTTCAGAAGATGGACATCAAGAGTCCGGACGAAGTTGGGGAAGTTTTGGGCAATATGAACAAACAGGGGAAAATGGGCGCGTTCACCCTGAAAGACCTCGCTGCCCTCGGTCCCCGCGTTATCACGGCGTACACGGCCATGGGGCGTGGCGGCACGGAAGCCCTGCTGGAAATGAACGCGGCTTTGCAGATGATCCGCATGGGTACGGGCAGTTCGGAAATGGCGGCCACGGCCTTTGAAGCCACTATGCGTACGCTCTCCGACCCGGCCAAGCTGAACAAGCTCTCCGATGCGGGCATACAGGTCTATGAAAACGGCGTATTGCGGCCCATCAACGAACTGATGGACGAAATTATCCAAAAAACCGGCGGCGACAAGATCAAGCTGAGCCGTATTTTCGACGCCGAGGCAGTCCGCGCCTTCAACCAAGCCGCTGGCGAGTTCAAACGCAGCGGCAGTCTGGAAAGCCTGGACAAGTTTATGGCCGTGCAGGCCGGAGTAGCCGGGCTTACGAAAGATTCGGCGCGCGCGGCCGAGGATGCGGCCGCGGCCATGACCAGCCTGACCACGGCCTGGGAAAAATTTGCAGAACATCGTTTGACCGGTCCTATTCAATCCGCAGCCGAAGCGCTCAATGCCCTGGGATCCGAAGGTGCGGACCAACTTATGTCCGGTCTGGCCTATGGCGGGGCGGCACTCGGCGGTGCGGTGCTCTTGCGCAAGGGCTACACCGGCACACGGGGACTGATCGACATGGTTCGGCGCGCCAGAGGCAGGGGCGGAAAGGGCAGTCTGTCCGGTCTCGGCGGCTTAGGCGGCATGAAGCTGCCGCTGCCGGTGTACGTGGTCAATGACAAAATGTCGCTGATGCCGGGGGAGATGGGCGGCGGCGCGGAATACGGCGGATCCGGCGGCCGCAGGAGCAGCAAGATCGGCCGGGCCTTGTCCCGGCGCGGCAGCAGGCTTACGCGCGGCCTGGCCCGGTCCGGCAAATGGTTGGGCCGTGCGGGTGGCGCTCTGGCCTTAGCCGGGACAGCTTACAACCTCTACGACACTTGGAGCAACGATGATGCCAATACCGCCGACAAGGTCCAGGCCACGGGCAGTGCCGTGGGCGGCGGCCTGGGCGGCTGGGGGGGCGCTACCGCCGGCGCGGCCGTCGGCACCATGTTGTTGCCGGGGGTCGGCACAGCCCTGGGGGCATTGATCGGAGGCGTGGGCGGCGCGTTGGGCGGCTCCTGGCTCGGAGACGCCGTGGGAGATCTCGCCGGAGACTGGTTTGGGGAGGAGAAGCCAGAGCCAGCCAAGGCGGATCTGAAGGTGGAGTTGACGGCAGGCCCGGAACTCATGGGCATGCTGCGCACTAGTGCGTCTGTCCGGCAAAAGGGCTTCGGCGAGATTGACGTGGACTCCGGTCCGTACATGCCGGGGGTGGGCCGGTGAGCTGGCGTGACGAGCTGCGGCAGGCGTCCTTCCGGGGCGTGACCTTTGAGGTCGAGTCGCACGAGCTGACCTCGGGCCGCCGGGTGCAGCTCCACGAATACCCGCTGCGCGATAAGCCTTACGCCGAGGACATGGGCCGCAAGGCCCGCCGCTGCTCCATCGAATGCTTTTTGCTTGGCGCGGACTACCTTGCCGCGGCCGACCAACTGGAAGAGGCGCTCGCGGCATCGGGTCCGGGCGCGCTGGTGCATCCCTGGCTTGGCACGCGCCGCGTAGCCGTGGACGAATACCGCCGCCGCGAGACCACCCGCGAGGGCGGCTACGTCAAGTTCACCATTACCTTTGTGGAGGCTGGGCAGGCCGCCGAACCGGACGCGGTCACGGACACGGCCTGGGCCGTGGACCAGCAGGCGGATGCGGCCCAGGCCGCTATACAACAGGACCTGCCCACACGTTTCCGCGTGGCCGGGCTGCCCGAATGGGTACGCCAATCCGCTCTGTCCCGGTTGTTGTCCGTGGCGGATGACATGCAGTCCGTTGCAGGGTTGGCTGGCCTGCCCGTGGCAATGGCGGAACAACTACTGTCGAATCTGGGCCTCTTCCGGACCGAGGTTCTGGACTTGTTGTCAACGCCATCCGCTCTCGCCTCTCGCGTTGCCTCGTTGTGTTTTGGTCTTTCCGCCTTCTTTGATTGGTCAAGTGTCAATTGGTCAAGCCTCAACCGGTATCGCTCCTTGCGCGGCTATGCTGCCGATGCCTCGGCGGGCCGCGCGGCCCTGCCCGCCACGACCACCCAGGCCCGGGTCTGCGAGGCTGATAATCGTCTGGCCATCGACGCCCTGGTGGAGCGCACCGCCGTGATATCATCCGTGCGTGTGGCCTCCAGGCTGACGTACGATACCTATGACCAGGCCGCTGCCCTGCGCACGGAGCTGGCCGCAGCAATTGACGACGCCGCGGCCACGGCCAGCGACCCGGTGTACCGCCGATTGACGGATCTGCGCGTGGCCCTGGTCCGGGATTTGACCGCGCGCGGCGCGAATCTCGCCCGGTTGACCACCTGGACGCCGTCCACAACGTTGCCGGGTCTTGTGGTTGCCCACAAAATTTACGGCGACGCCACCCGGGCGGGCGAAATCGTGCGCCGCAATCACATCCGCCATCCGGGCGCGGTACCGGGCGGCAGGCCCTTGGAGGTGCGCACCAATGACTAAGCCCGATGTACGCTTGCACCTCGCCGGGCAAAGCTACGGCGGTTGGCAGAGCATCCATATCAAGCGCGGCCTAGAACAAGTCGCGGGCACATTTGAACTCTCCGTGTCCGAGCGCTGGCCCGGCCAGGATGTACCCCGGCCCATCCGGCCCGGAGCGGCCTGTACTCTGCGCGTGGACGGCCGGACCGTGATCACGGGCTGGGTGGACGACGTGTCCGTGAGCTACGACGCCCGCGAGCACACCGTATCCGTGTCCGGCCGGGACGCCACCGGGGATCTGGTGGACTGCTCGGCACCGAGTACGCAGTTCGCGCTGTTCACCCTGGCCGAAATCGCGGAACAGCTGTGTCAGCCCTACGGGATCGGCGTCATCAACCGGGCAGGACGCGGATTGCCGTTTCAGCGTATGAAAAACAACGAAGGGGACACCGTGTTCGAGGCCCTGGAGGCGGCTGCCCGCTGTCGGGGCGTGCTGCTGCTCTCGGACGGCCAGGGCAACCTAGTCATTTCTCGCGTTGCCGGCCAGCGCGTGCGCACGCCCCTGGTGCTGGGCGAAAACATCCTTTCCATGTCCGCGCAATTCAGCGACCGGGACCGCTTCAGCGAATACACGATCAAGGGCCAGACCGTGGGCACAGACGACTGGTCCGGCGAGTCCGCCGCTCAGCCCGCTGGCCGCGCCGTGGACAAAGCGATCACGCGCCACCGGCCCTTGACCGTGCTGGCCGAGGAACAGGCCGACGGGGCCACGGCCCAGGAGCGGGCCGAATGGGAGCGCAACGTACGCTATGGCCGCTCCCGGTCCCTCTCCGTGACCGTGCAGGGCTGGACCAACGAGTCTGGACTCTGGATGCCCAACCGTCTGGTACGGCTGTGCGATTCCTGGCTGGGCATGGACCGGGATCTGCTCATCTCCGAGGTGGGCCTCGTGCTGGACGAGCAGGGCCTGCGCAGCGAGCTGAAGCTCTGCCCGCCGGAGACGTTCGAGCGCCTGCCCCTGCCGGAACCCGGAGGAAACG